ACACTCATCAATACGTGAGGACGCTTCATGAATGTTTTGTTTAGAAAGAAGTTATTACTTACCGTATGATAAACTCCACGATGTCCTACTGGGAAATATTTTTCATCTGCTAGAAACACGTTAACTCCGACCTGGTTAAGGGCGACAAGCATAGAGTTGAATTCGTTAGCAACAGAATAAAAATCGTCAGTATTGGGATACTCACTAGAAACATCCAAAAGACTGAAGACCTCTTTAACTTCATCCTTACACTCTCTGAGTAACATACATCCCATCGAATGATTGGTATAATATTCGTTATCTTTTAGGGGGTCTGAAAGGGCAGGTAGGGCAACCGCCGCCGCAGCAACCAGTGAGGCAATAATTTTTTTCATAGTTTAAAATACTTGTTATAAAGAGCAGATGCTTCAAGATGTTTACCGTGGTTTGTAAGATATTTAATTCTTTCAAGAATTTTTCTCTTAAAGATTTTAGATGTTTCCTCCATCCTCATCTCCTATGTATTCTAATGATACTACGTCATGATCCTCAGTGTCTGGATTTAACCATTCAGCAAATTCTTGTTGAATAGAATAAGCATCTTCGAGTACATCAATTAATTGATCTTCTGAAGGATCTTCAAGTAGAGTATTAACACGAGTAATTGACCAATTATGGATTACCCAAAGAGTTTGCTCTAAAGTTTCCATAATCTTTTCGCATATAGCGTCCTAGAATGTTACTATTATAGTACGCAGGAGCTCCGTCGTCAAGTGCCTCAGATAATACATTGTTAAGAAACAATTGTTTTGTTTCTTCAAAGTTACAAGTACCTTTGGTTTTATGTAAACTCAATATTTCTCTACTGAAGATCTCTTTACCATATTTTTTTACATCATCTTTCAATTCAGGACAAGATCCATAATATTTTTTCCAATCAGATTCTTGTTTTACTTTTCGTTTTTTACCTGGTGGTGTTCTAAATGACCAAAAATACTTTCTCCCAATGTACTGTCGTGTGTTTGAGAGATTGGTAATTTTATAAACAAAACCAAAGTAGTCCCCAACATCATCAGTATCAAAAGTTCGTTCCAGGTATAACCAAGGATTTTCATAACTCATGTATAACTCATACTATTGTATTATATGAGCTATTATTTATCTTCAAACCTAACAAACCAACTCTACTCATGGAATCAAGTATTGTCAAGCCCTTGATAAATAATCAATAAAGTCATATAATATGGCAGTCTACGTTAATAATATTACTCTCAACACAGGAGAATATTTTTCCAGAGATTTTTATCTGGATAATATTAATGGCACCCCATTAAATCTGTCTGGGTATACGGCAGCATCTCAAATGAGAAAACACCCAGAAAGTGTCAATGCAACAGCAGATTTTAATGTTGGGTTTATAGACAGAGCGAACGGAAGAATAAGAGTATCTTTAGCAACTACAACAACAAGATTAGTAAAACCTGGACGCTATGTTTGGGATGTGATGTTCACTGAAGTACCAGGATCTTCATCAAATGCTGGAGTTTGGTCAACTCTTGATGCAAACAATTCGGGATCATATAGAGGTTTCACAATCAGTGCTTGGTCTTCATTTATGAATACCTATGCGTATTCTAGAGTTCCACAATCAGGATCATTAAGTTCTCAACCAGATCCATACGGTGTAAAAACAGATTCTTATGTTGTTAACTTCCCATATACGGGAGCATATCAAATAGAAGCTGCTGCTGATAACGTTGGAACAGTTACTATTAATAGTACAACTTTCAACGCAGTTAATTATAGTGACACCAATGTTGGAGTAGGTAGTATATCTTTATCGAAGGGTAATCATACAGTTACACTTACACAACAAAATACTCAATCGGGAACAGATAATTTTGCAGATAACCCAGTTGGTTTGGCAGTAAGTATCACATATATTGGTGGAACTTCTCCAGGTAAGAAGAGTATTGTTATAGAAGGCAATGTATTAGCAACACCAGATATCACACCAACTTGTGTGAAAACTGATTACACTTACGATAGATTGGGTGTTATCATTGAAACATCATCTGCTGCTGGATCATCACCTGCAGTAAGTGGTCACGATAATATTGGTATTGATGATATCACCGATTATGGTGTTGTTCATATGGGCGTGAACTTCAATCAATGCAGTATGTTTGATGCTGGCAGTAGCACTACAAGAGACTTACTTGAGGATGCTTCTTCTTTATCTAAAATTAATTCCTATATTCAAGCTGGTGGTGTTATTTGGTTAAACACTGAATGGTGGAATGGTGCCGCCACTGGAAGATCTTGTTCTGATAGAGATAATATCAATGCAATGCTTACACTGCTAGGCACAGAAATAAGGACTACTGTGGACCAAGCATTTATTGGTAATGCTGATAGGTCATCTGAAGTTAGTATAATTAATAGTGGATTCCCACTCACAGAAAATCACAATGCTTCCGTAATATTCACAGGAGGAACTCCCGTATATACAATCGAAAGTGGAAACAAAGTATTATCCACTTACGAAAAAATAGGTCAAGGTATTTTGTTTGTTCAGGGTGATAGTAATATCTTCCCTGGTCCAGCATATCCAGAAACTTATTATAATGCCCTTCGTTCTCTGGTTCTAAATAGTTAGAAAAAATGTCGGCAGTATACGTTCATAATATTACTATAGATAGTGGTACCGACTATGACCAAGAATATGATATGTTTGAGGTCGGTGGTAAGGTTGTAAATCTTAGTAACTATTCTGCTGCTGCACAAATAAGAAAGCATAGAGGAAGTGCAACTTCTACTAGTTTTGTTATAGGTTTTACTGACAGAGTAAATGGTAAAATTAATCTTACTATTCCCAACTACACCACAGCAAAACTTAAACCTGGAAGATATATTTACGATATTCTTTTTACAAAACCAAATGGTGGTAAGGAAATCGTTCTTGAGGGTAGTGTAAGAGTTAGAGCAGGCATTTCAACTGGTTGCTCATTCTCAACTCCCAGTAGTGCTCAGAGACTTTGTATTGGTGTGATTGATGAAAGTGATAGTCAATCAGTATCTGGAATGTCTACAAAATGGGCACAGTTTAGATCTACATATCCAAATAGAATATTCTACCTACTACAACCAACCACAGTTGGTTTTGGTGTGAGTGTCAATAATACAAATTATAATACGTTGAGATGCCCAAGTAACTTCTTGACAGAAACCACCGTAAACGTTCCACCTCTTATCTGATATGTCACAGCAAGGATTTCCTGGAAATTTCATAATGCCAGACAATAATGCAGATTTTAGTTATAGTAATCTCATTGTAAGTAAAACTGCTATAGAATCTGCTGCACAAGAATTTTCCAACGATGCATTCAATAATGAATTTTCTGATCCTAACGTATCTGACAGTTTAAGAACTCAAGCTAATGGACTTGCAACAGCTGCTTTAATGTTGGCACAATATTATATTCAACAAATTACTTATCAACTTCCTAATGGTCCAGGAACACCAGGAAATCCTATAGAAGTTCCATATGATGATGAAGTTAAATGTAAATTTATACAATCATTAGGATCAAATCCATCTGCGTCTGGTTTATTTGGAAATTATAATGCATTCTCTAGAAATTTAGATGGTGTTGCAAATGTGTTTCATAATCTAGGTAGAAAGAAGGGTGCTTTTAACTGGAAAGCAAATGGGGATTTGGAAATAATAGACACCTATGTATTCACCGGAATGGATGATCTTGGTGCTGCGCCAACACTTGATCAAAGAAAAAGTGTTCAGGGATTTTTTAATTGGTTGGTAAAATATTTTATTGGTCTTGCTGTCGGAGCACCTTTGGTGCCGCTTGCAATACAAAAAGGTGTTCAAAATAATATATCAAAACTACTATATTGGGCATTTGGAGTTTATGGAGATGACGCTTCAATAACACAAAATTTTAATCTTTTCAGATGGGCAGAAGTATTTGGAGTCAATGTTACTAACATTGGTGCAATAGAACAAATGGAGTTCAAAGTTACATTCACACCATTAGAAATATGCAAATGTAACAAAGAATTATTTCTTGCAGCAATACGTGATGGTTTAATTCCATTTTCAGTATTATCAACTATTCCATTGGATGGTACTTGTGGATTTGAATGTGCATCTCGTCCTGTTGGTGCCGGACCCGATGCACTTGGGTTCTTACAAAATTATCTACCTGAAAATAGAGTTCTGTCTACATCTACAAGTGGGTGGACGTTCGGTGGTGGCGGTAACTATCCAAAACCATTTACAAGTTTTGCTCAAAGAGTTCAAGAGGCAAATGATATTCACGGACCATATGCGATGGTTGACTTTGGTAAATTTTCAGATGGAACAAGTAATAGGATATCGGGAAGAATTAACTATCTAAGTATTGTATGTGCTGGAGCACCAAACGAAGTTGGATTTATTCACGTAGACTGGTATAATGCAGATCAACCAAAACCAGCAGCATATGGAAATAATCTAAGTAAAGCAGAATGGTGGGAACAATGTGATAAACGCAAATATCAATTTAGATATGGTCATTTGCCCGGATTTCCTTATGTAACTGTTGAAGTAGCTGTAGCATCATATGCTGAAGCAAACCCAGCGTTTTATAATCCAGATATACCTCTAGGTAATGCGATTGCTGATCATACATTATTATTGGGTCCAGTTATGTTTGCAGCAATGAGAGGATTCTGATATGCCATTTCCAAATAGTACGAATAGAAATAGTTTCAAATCTTTTCTGAGAGCACAAAGAAAAAAATTCACTAGCGGAATACAAACTTGTCTGCTAGGCGAAATGACTGGTGCAATGGTATCAGTTGCATCTGGAATTAATACTAATCAAGTTCTTAATGTAATACTTTTTACTAGTGGAGAACAGGTTGGTGTAGATACAATATTCTCCAACAATGAATTATTCTATGTTCCAGCAATGGAAGGAGATTTTATAAATCTCGGAATTGGTACTGATGGAGATCCAAATAGATCATCTTATGAACTAGAATTTATTGGAGATGGTGTTGGTGTAAAATATGGTGATAGAACTTATGGTCTAAATGATACTATTAGTCTTGGTACCGATTCCTCTCTAACAGTTCTCGGTCTTGGTGGAGGTTTATTTCAATCTGGAAATGCCCCAACATATTCTATAGTTGGATCTGCAACTACAATTCAGGAAGGTGGTACTGTAGATTTTACAGTCAATACGACTAATGTAGGATCTGGAACTACTCTTTATTATAATATTGTTGGTAATGTTTCATCAACAGATTTTGCTGATAACTTATTAGTAGGTTCTTTTGAAGTTCATAGTGGTATTGGCACAATTACCAAAATTGCTGCAAATGATATTGACAATGAAATTACTGAAGGATTTATAGTTAATATTTCAACAGGATCTACAACTGGAGGGATTGTAACATCATCAACTCCTGCAACACATATAGTTAATCTTGGACCTCCATCATATACAATATCTGAAAGTGCCACCTCAGTAAACGAAGGAAGTTCTGTAAGTTTTACTGTCAATACAGTAAATGCAACAGGAACTTTATATTACAGCACAGGTGGAACTGCCAGTGCTGCAGATTTCTCTAATAACTCATTATCAGGATCCTTTAGTCTTGTAAGCACTGGGTCCACAACTGGTATTGCAACCTTTGTAAGATCCATTGCAACTGACTTTGATACCGAATCTGGTGAAGTCTTTAATATTGTTATTCGCACAGGTTCTGTATCGGGAACAGCAGTTACAACAAGTTCTAATATTACAATCGGTGATACTGTACCATCAGTTACGATTACAGAATCAGCAACATCAGTTGATGAAGGTGGTTCAGTAACATTCACTATATCTGGTTCTAATATACCAAATGGGACATATTACTACACCATATATGAAGAAGAAGGAACTATTGCATCTACAGATTTCAATCCCGCAAATCTAGATGGTTCCTTTACTGTCAATAATAATAGTGGGTCTCTCACTATTACTCTAGCAGAAGATTTAGCAACTGAAGGGACTGATAAGTTTAGAATTCAAATTAGAAGAGATTCTATCAGTGGAAATATAATTGCTACATCAAATACAATCACAGTTGGTGATACTTCTCAGGGTGTTGGTTCCAATTCTAGCGGTAAGACCTTTGGTCCTGTTCAGGTTAATAGAGATGATAGTAATCCAGGATATGAATCTGACTGGTATGCAATTGCAAACTTAGATCAAATTCCTGATGGTTCTTCGATTGCATTGTTCATTGATACCTCTGGTAGTATGACTATGGCAACTGTTCAGGCATCTTATGATAAATTACTTGCAAAACTCAATGCAAGAGGAATTACCATTACTACAGTAACAAATTCTAGCGAAGATTGGATTACTCCGTTCTTGGTTGACCTTCCATAAATATTTAAAAAACGATGGCAATAACATACGTCAGTAATCTGGTCATCTATACTGGAACAGACTTTGATCAAACGTTCGTTTTAGAAGATGCTCAGTCTAATAGTGTGAAAGACTTAACTGGATTTAATGGATGTGCTCAGATGAAAAGATATGAGTCGTCCTTAAAGACTGCAGACTTTACCATTGCTTTTGCTAACGATAGAAAAACAGGTAGAGTTACAATATCTCTTCTTGCGGCAGATACTGCAAATCTAAAACCAGGAAAATATTTTTACGATCTAATATTAAACAGTCCTGCTGGATCTACTACAAGAGCAGTAGAGGGGACTATTTTAGTTAAGAAATCAGTTACGAGATAAATGCTTTGATAAAATCATCATCAAGTTGTTTGAAGACATATTCTGCTTCTTCAACAGATGATGCGTGACCTTCAGAAATTAGTTTGTCAATAGCATACTCATAAGAATTATTTACACCACCAGTAACTCCATCTCTACTCTGACGGCTCCTATCATAAGTACCAAAACTAAATCTTTCTTTTTTTCTTGATGGTTTTTTTACTTCAGGTGTTACTTGAGTTTGTGGCACTCTAGTTTGTGGTACTCTAGTTTCTGGTGCTGTATTTTTTGGTGCTGGTCTCGCAAATTCTGGACCACCAACCTCATCACCTATTTTAATTTCAGATCCATCAGAAGTAAAGTTATCTTGATCTGCCTTTTTATCAGGATCAGTTTTTCGTGGTTTTACTTCTGGAGTTTTTACTTCTGTAGGTTCTACTTTAGTTTCTGTGGGTTTTACTTCTGTAGGTTTTACTACAGGTACGTCACCCGCTCGATTATTAATTAAACCTACGCCTAAGCCAACACCAACACCTGTTGTAATCAACGTATTTTTTATTTTTGGACCAACTGGTGTTTTTGGTGTTACTGGTGCTGCTGGTGGTGAAGCTGCTGCAGGTGCAGGTGCTGCTACTGGTGTAGGTTCAGGTGTAGGTCGATAAGTAGAAGACCCAGGTCTTACTTGTGTTAGTTTATCCGGTTGCCATTTCGTTGGATTTTTTTTTGCTGCGTTGGGTAATCTTTTTGCAAGTGTATTGTAGAGATTTCTTTGCGCTGGCGTGGGATTTGTCAGAGCAGCAAGTTCCTTGATCTTAGCAGCATTCCTTGATCTTAGAGCAAGATTTCTAGTTATTGGGTTTGTTACAAACTTAGCAGCAGTCTTAAGTCCTTGCCAAGCTCTTGAACCATATTGGATAACCTTCAATGCACCTTCATTAAGTTCTATAAAATCTGGATCTTTTCTATTAATATCAACATATTCCAAAGATTCTAAAATAAATTCAACTTCTTCTTCATTATCATTAGACCAAAATTCTACAATCTCTTCATTCGTATAACCTGCTTTAAGCAACGAATATGATGTTTCATAAAATACTTTTTCATCTTCAGTAAGATTATAATACATTTCTGCCAATAAAACTTATCTTATTATTTATGATTATTTTAGAACACATTTGTTTGTAGCTCGCACATACCTATGAGTCTTGTAATTGCAATAAGGATTTCCTGTATCTGTTTTAGGTCCTGTAGGATCTTTAGGTTTAGGATCTTCAGGTTTAGGATCTTTAGGATCAGGAGTTGGTGTGCTAGATGAATTCTTATCTCTACTCTGTATATACTGATCTATTTTAGGACCAACAATTGGTATATTTCCAGTAAAATCTGATACTTGTTTCGATTTACCCGCTTTCTCAAGTGCCCATGGAACTACTTGAGAAAGAGTCACACCCAATCCGGCACCGTATCCGAGACCCTTAGCAGTATTGCCTGCTATTTTTAAACCATTCCACGCTGCTCCCCAAAATTCATATAAATTATCTCTCGCTGTATTTGACTCAACAACAAATTGCTTATATGTTTTCATATCTACTATCTTTTTAAATATTTATAATTACTCCTTGTATGCATCATACCCATTATAATCCCCAAACATAAAACCATCGGACAGGGCAGCCTCCCTGTACGATGCATATGCGTCTTTTAATTGTGTTTTCTTTGAAGGAGGAGGTGGAGTAAGAGGTTCTATCTCATCCATCTCCCTCCAAACTTCCTCAAAGTTGGAATCCCGAGAAGGTATCTTTTTTGACATCTTGCTTAATTCCTCCGACGATGTAAGACTCAACCTCAGTCTCCTGAGGAGCGACCTGAAGACCCTTCGACGAAATCCAATGTTCCGTCCAGGGGAGTGGGTTATTCTTTGCGGGTATGTCATAGATAGGTTTTAATCCAATTGCTTTCATTCTACGGTTGGCAATCCACTCAACATACTGCTGCAGCAGTTTATCATTGAGACCAATCATAGATCCATCTTTGAACAGATATTCTGCCCAGAGTTTTTCTTGGTTAACACAGTTATCAAAAGCACTGACTAACCACTTTTCTTCTTCTTTGAAGATCTTTGCCATATCAGGATCATCACCTTCTCTCCACTTCTTCAGAATATTCTGAGTAATGGCAAGATGCTGATTCTCATCTCTGGCAATCAGTGAGATGATTTTTGCACTTCCTTCCATAAGTTTGAGTTCGCCAAAAGCAAAACTGCACGCAAATGATACGTAAAAACGAATACCTTCAAGAATATTAACGTTTGCAACTGCTCTGAAGAGTTTGCGCTTAAGTTCATATCTTGCATCTTGTGCATAGGTGATTCCTTCTAGAGCGTGTGACCATTGGTTAGAATTATCATAATGATGAGCAGCATTAATGAATTCATTATATGCCTGTGTAACTGTAGTAGCACGTTCTACAATACGGTTATCATTTAGAATATGATCAAACACATCTGAGGGATCTGGATAGATGTTCTTAATGATATGTGTGTAAGAACGACTATGAATCATCTCCATGAATCCCCAGACCTCCATACACGCTTCCAATTCAGGAAGAGAGCAATAAGGAATGAATGCCATACCAGGACCACGCCCCTGTACAGAATCCAACATAATCTGATACTTCAAATTAGAAGTAAAGATATGCTTTTGTTCTGGACGAAGAGTTTGATAGTCTGAACGATCTTTCTGGAGAGATACCTCTTCAGGTCTCCAGAAGTATCCTAATTGTTGTGTGGTGAGTTTATCAAAGATTGGATACTTATAAGAATCGTATCTTTGAATACCCAAAGGTTTACCAAAGAACATTGGTTGCTTTTTGGTATCATATTCTTCTGCATTAAAAACAGTCATGGATTCGACCACTGGTCTTTCCTCATTGTTCGTCTTAAATTTTACAAGACTCACAGTCTTCCTCCTCGGCGTTTTCTAGTTGAGCGATTAATGTTTCAAGACTTTCTTTGGAATCATCTGTAATTTCATCAGTCTTGAAATCGTATGTGTTTTGATAATATGAAGTCTTCCAACCGTATTTGTATGTAGTTAGAAGATCTTGTGCCATTACTGAAACTGGAACTTCATTGTCTGGATAGTTCTCTGGATTATAACTCCAATTACCACTAATTGCTTGGTCAAAAAACTTTTGCATTATAGCAACAATATTAATATACCCAGCGTTGCTAGGCATATCCCACAGAAGGGTATAACTATTTTTAAGAGTCGCGTATTGCGGAACAATCTGTTTGAGTGGTCCTTTTTTGCTTTTCTTAATGGACAGATATCCTCTAGGTGGTTCAATTCCATTTGTTGCGTTTGACACAACGGAACTGCTCTCCGATGGCATCTGAGCAGACAATGTTGAGTTCCTAACTCCGTGGGTAAGTACCCTTTGTCGAAGATTTTCCCAATCATAGTGAAGCTCATTTGGAATTATTTCATCCACATCATGTTTATATGTATCGATTGGAAGAATTCCATTTCCATACTTGGTTCGGTTACTGTATTCACAGGCACCTTTTTCTTCTGCCAAATCTACTGTAGCAGAAATTAGATAATATTGGAAAGACTCTGTAAGGTCGTGTACGAGTTTCCAGGCACCTGGATCACCGTATGATTGCCCGTGTTTGGCGAGGTAATGAGCAAGACCGATGAAACCAACACCGAGAGATCTCCGCGCTCTAGTAGCGATTTCTGCTGCTCTGACGGGGTATCCTTGGAGATCAATGAGTTCATCCAAACTCCGAACAGCAAGATCACAAAGACTTTGAAGATCTTCCAGATCCCTAATTTTTCCAATATTAATAGCACTAAGTATGCAGAGAGCAATTTCTCCGTTTTCATCATCAATATGTTGCAATGGTTTAGTAGGAAGAGTTATCTCTTGACAAAGATTACTCATCTCAACCTTATCAATAAAAGATGAGTGAGTATTGCAATGGTCGATATTCATAATGTAGAGACGACCAGTCTCTGCTCGTTCTTTTAGAATATCTAAGAAAAGATCTTGTGCCCCGATAGTTTTTCTTGGAGTAAACTCATCTGATTCATAACGTACATAGAGATCGTCAAATGTATCAGTACCAAAAGCATCATAAAGACCTGGTACGTCATGCGGTGAGAATAAGCTAATTTCTGCATTCTGGATGAAACGTTCATAGAACAACTTAGATATTTGAATAGAATAATCTAATTTACGAACACGATTGTCCTCAGTTCCTTTATTATTTTTAAGAACTAGGATGTCTTCGATTTCTTGGTGCCAGATAGGAAAGTGAACTGTAGCAGAACCACCTCTGATGCCGTTTTGAGTGCAGCATCGTACAGTTGATTCAAACTTTTTAAGGAAGGGGACCACGCCTGTGTGTTGTACC